TCACCCCATCCCCATCCGGTCCGACCAGCGACGCCCGAGGCCCACGCTTCCCGCCGGCTTCTTCGGCGTCTGCGCCGTCCCCGCCCATGTCCGCCCCGCCCACTCCCGCTTCGCCGCCATGCTGATGCTCGTATAGTGCAGCTGCATCCGCTGGCTCATATGACCGGCAAACGACATGATGACATGAATCGGCACCCCGGCCTCCGCCATCCGCGTGATCGCCGTGTGCCGCAGATCGTAAGGCCTGAGCCAGTCCAGATGCGCCGCCGACCGGACTGCTTCCCAGCTCCGCCGGATCCCCCAGACCGTCATCGGACGCAGCGGATCGTACTGCTTCTGCGTGCGATGGAACGGAAACAGATAGCAGTGCGGGCCCGAAGCCCCTAATGCGTGCGCCCGCGCCACCAGCTGCTCGAGCGCCCAGACCACTTCGGGCGTCTGCAGCGGAATGGTCCGAACCCGAAACTTGTTCTTCGCGCCTTCCGACCGAATCTGGATCGTCCCCTGCGTCAGAAACACATCGCCGATCCGGAGCGCCCGCAGCTCGTTGGTCGCGGCCGTCGTCTGGAGCGCGATCAGCGCCCAGCAGTACACCACGCGCCACTCCTCGCGCGACTGCGCCATATACAGAAACCGGTGCTGCTCCTCCGGCGTCATCGCCCGGCCCACGTCCGAATGCACACCCTGCAGCGGCTCCCAGGCTTCGTCGTGATGCCGCGTCCAGGCGCCAGCGGCCGAGAGCACTCTCCGGACCAACTGCACCTCCTTGCGGATCAGGTTCGCACCCGCCGGCTGTTCCCAGTCGGCGACACTTTTGTCGCAGACCGCCCGCGCCCGCTGGTATTCGCGCAGATGCCCGGGATGAATTTCTTCCAGACGCAGCAAGCCCAGAAATCTCTCCGCCGCCCGCGCGTACTGACGGAGATCGCGCTCAGTACGCGGCGCTATATAGCGCGCATTCGACCACAGACCGGCGTGATCGATCACCCGGCGCGCAATCCACAGATCGAAGGCCGCGCCGAAAGTCAGCGCAGGCGTCAGCGGCGTCGTTTCCACGATGCGGGCCCTTTCGCAGGCCGAGCAGTCGCGGTGCCCCGGCGTATGAGCTTCTCGGGTATACCCATCCGCCGCGCCTCGGGCAAGCATCTTCCGCGCCATTGACAGCCGTCCTCCGGATCAAGCATAGGGCGTCGGGCGGTTCAGTTACATAGTACATACGTGGTATATACCGTGTGTTATGCTGAAAACCGCATGAAGCCGCGCCCCGATCCGAAACCGAACCTCGCTTTTCCCATCCGCTTTACCCCCGACGACGTCCGGCTGCTCGACAGACTGCAGAAGAAGACCGGCGTGCAATCGCGCGCCGATATCGTGCGCCTCGCGCTGCGGGCGCTGGCTCAGAAGGAAGGCGTCTGAAGCGGCGCGTCCCGGCTCAGGTTCGTGACGCGCCGCCCTGTTCACTTACGCTCTGGCGAATCGTCCGCGGCCTCCTTTCCGTCTCACTCAACCCCAATCTCTCACTGCACCCAGACCTCGTACACATACGCCGCGACGTTACCGCTGCCGTTCGCCGGCGGCGACGCGTTGGTCGAGGTCGCCTGCACTTCGAGGCTGACCGTGCCCAGATTCGTTCCCGAGGCCAGGCTGAGCTGCAGGGTCTGCGTCGCGGCGGCCGCCGTAAATGTGCCAAGCGTCGACGACGTCCCGCCGACGTGCGCGATCACGGTGATCGTGCCCGTCGTCCCGCTCGATCCGCCCGTGCCCAGCGGCTGGAGCGTTACATTCAGGTTCGCCGCGGCTCCAAGCGCAATGGCCGGAAACCCGCTCCAGATGCAGTCTCCGAGAAAGGTTTCAAAGCTGAAAAAATTGCTCCAGTTGCCGGAGACCAGCGCCGCGGTCGAGATGTTGCCGTCGTAGGCGCTGGCGGGAGCGTACGTCGACTGCGCGCCCACATCGCTTGAACCTGACGGCCGGTAGAGCGGCGTATAGGTCGGCGTCACGATCGACCCGATCAGCAGATACCCGACCTTGTTCAGGAAGTCGCCGGCATTCTGGGTCGCGATGGGCGTGATGTTGCCGCCGGCATAGGTTGGATCGATGAAGTAAACGTAGTAGAGCTGCCCCTGCGCGAGGCCTGTGAGCGTCGAGGGGCTGGGCGTGAAATTGAGCGTGGTTCCGGCCGGAGTCCAGCTGAAGTTCGCAACCAGAATCTGCGCCGTGCCGCCCGACAGCGCCTGCGCGACCAGCGTGCCGGGCGGCGCCACTATCTGCCCGCTGGTCGCCGAGACGGAAAGCACCAGACTGACCGTGTAGTCGAGATCCTGCACCCAGGGTGAGACGGCGCCGTTCGCGCGCACCGAGCGGATCTGGAAGTCGTAGGCCTGTCCGGCCACCACGCCGGTGACGTAGCCCTGTCCGAGGCCAACCGGGATCGAGCCGCCATTCTGCCAGGATCCGCTTCCGGCGGTGCGGAACTGAATCTGGATATCGGTGACAAACCCGTCCGGCGGATCGGTCCACTCGACCAGCACCCGCGGCGTAATTTGGCCATCGGCGCCGATCACCGCCGTCGAGGCGCCCGAGGTCAGCGTCATGCTGGTCGGCGCGAGCGGCGTCGAGGAGGCCCCGGTCAGCACTGAAGGCACATCGTAGACGGTCAGCTCTTCGGTGATCGACCACTCGTAGACCGTCGACGAGGTGTCCGCTACCGGCACCGTCACCGTGAAATGCGGTGCGGAAACGATCCTGCCTTCCTCGTCCACCTCGCCTTCCTCGAGCGCGAACTGCGGCTCGCCGGCGACTTCGAGCAGATACTCCGACCATCCGAACTGGGCAAAGCTCATCGTGAAAACGTCGATCGCCTCCATCGTGTAGGCGGCGACCTTCATCTTGAGCGCGCCCATACCCTGCTGGCGGTTGCGCATCAGCTTAAGCTTCGCCAGGCGCTGCGCCTGCGAAACCGACAGCACCGCCTTCAGCTCGAGCTCGAGCGGCAGCTGATTGCCGTACGGGATCCAGGGCGACACCTGCCACTCGGTGGGCGAGATGTCCGGCCGGTTGCCGGTGGTCGACGCAAGCGCCGTGTAGAGGGTGCCGTTGTAGGTGACCTGAGCGCCGGTGGTGTAAGCGATCAGCGCATTCCAGGTGACGGCGGAGGAGAACGGCGCGACGTTGGTCGAGGCCTCGACCGCCAGAAAAATCTGCTCATTGCTGGTCCCGGCCAGCACCACGGCGCCGGCGATATAGGACGTCGCCGAGCTCCAGACGCTGGTGGCACCCGAATCCTCGTTGAGGTACTGGTCGCCCGCGTAGCCGTGCAGCGTGTCGGCCGCATACTGCGGGAAGTTGGTCGGCTGGAAAGCGAACGGGAAGTTGTTCTGGATCGAGCCGTTGTACCAGCCGTTCGCATCGTAGAGATCGCCGGCGATGTTGTAGGGGTAGTTGGGCGCGATGTAGGTGCCGTTGACCCGATTGATCAGTTCGTCCGGCTTGCGGTAGGGGTTCCACTTCGGCGGCTCCAGCAGGACATTCTCGTCCCAGGCCGCGGTCGGACCCTGCCAGTAAGCCGGCCAGATGAACCACTCCCCGCCCGTGCGCGTCAGGCGGCCGCCCATCGCTTCGAGAAAAACTTTGATCGCCTCGCCCGGCGGCGTCGAGGTGTCGTAGTGCCAGCTGGCGGCATAGCGCGCTTCGGTGAGCGAGCCTGCGGGGTCAGCTACGGTCGGCGCGCAGCTCAGCGTCTCATCGCAGACATTCGCCGCGGCGATCAGCTGCGCCCGATTGACCGTGCTGTCGCCCAGTCCCCAGGCGGCCCCGGTGAGGATGTCATTGACAATCAGCGCCGGGTTCTCCGTGTAGCCGGTGAGGCCGGTGCGTGGATCGAGGATGTCCTCCTTGCCGTGGATGGTGAAGCGGATCTCCGGAAACTGCGGGAACATCGCCGCGTCGTATTCGATTTTGAGATAGACATACGCGCAGCCGCCCAGCCACGGGCTGCCGGAGGCGCTGGCCGCCCAGTTCGGATCGTTGGCGGTGAAGCCGCCGATGACGTCGCCCTCCGCCTGATCGCCAAAACGCGCTTCACAGTAGACCAGCGTCCCGAAGTTGTAATGCTGTCCGTTGGGCCCGATGTAAGTGCCGCTGCCGTCGATCCCGCCCGACGTGGCGGCCGACCCGCCAAAGTTGTATCCGTTGCGCGTGGTATTGCCGGTGCCTGAATTCCAGTACACCTTGCGCCCGTCGAGATAGAGAGCCTCGATCGCCTGAATCTGGTGTGTCGCAATAACGATGCACATGTTGTACTGGTCGTTTTTGCCGCCGGTGGTCGATTCGTAGACCATGACCCCGCCCACACGCTGGCAGCCATAGACGATCTGGCGCGGCTGCGCCGGCTGCCGCGTGGTGATGTTCATCCCGCGCTGCTGCGTCAGCGCCTGCGCGATGGCGCCCGCCTCCATGCTGATGCCGCCCATGGCGAGCGCGAGGATCGCCTTGTCGTAGAAGGGGCTCGCAATGAGCGCCGGATCGACGAAAGCCGCCAACGCGCTCAAACCGATCGCACCGCCGAGCATCGCTGCACCGGCAATCGCTTTAGACATGCCAGCTCCGCAGGATCGTGGCGGCCCCGGCCACCTTCATGAGCCTGAGACCCTTATCTCCAGGCGCGACCACGTGGCGGCCGGTGAGGTGCACGAGTCCCGCCTGCAGCTGGCGCTCGCCGCCGATCCCCGGTGCCGTGAACACCACGAGATCCCCGCGCTTCGCGAGCAGCGGATGCTGCCATTCCGGAAGGCCATGCTGCGCGGCGCACCATGCGGCCGCGTCGGCAATCGTTGCGCCTCCGGCAATCGTTTTGATCGCCGCGAGCGCGGAGGCCTCGTCCGTGTACTTCCCGCGAAACGCGGCGGCGATATCGACCCCGGTCATGGCGAGGATGCCATCCGCGGCGAAGCTGGCGCAGTCGTTCGTGCCCCAGGCAAACGGAGTCTTCGCGCGCGCGAGCAGGAAGCGGTGATACTCGCGCGTCGCCCAGTGCGCGGTGCGGACGAGCTTCTGCGCCGCCGCAGCAGCGGCGGATGTCACGATCGCGGCCATGGCTAGTTTTTCTGGCCCCAGAGCACGGCGATGTCGTCGAGGATCTCGACCCAGTTGAAGCCGGTGTCGGTGGGGTAATAGAGCCGCTGATCGGCGGCCGTGTAGCGGCGTAAGGTCGGGCGTGAGAGCTGCGCCATGCGCGTCTGCAGCGCCAGCACGATCGAGAACTTCTGCGGGTCGGGCGTAATCACCGGCTGGCCCATGCCGCCCTGCCACAGCAGATATGGGGTTCCATGCAGCGCGCCATTCTGCCAGGAGCCCAGCCGGAGCGAGACCGGCGCGCCCATCTGAATATCGGTCATCGTCTCGCCCAGCAGATTCGCATCGAGGCCGCTCGCCTCGAGCGTCGTTCCCGTCTCGCCGACCTCCGCCGTTCCGGCGCCGATCGCGCCCATGCGACCCACTGTGCCGATGCCCTCGAAGGTCATGCCATTCCACACCAGCGACCCGCGGCCGCTCCAGTAATGCACCGTCTGCGAACGGAAGGCGAGCGAGGCGAGAAGGACCGGCTGGAAGTTCGGCCCGGCCAGATCGGCGGCCAGCGTAGTGTCAAGATCGCGCGGCATTATCGAACCTCGATGCAGGGAAAGCTGCCAATGCGGATCGCCTGCGCCGGCGAGGCGGAGAAACCGCGCCGCCCGACCGGCAGGCGAAAGAGACCCTTTGCCCACTTGAGCGTGAGCGGCGTCCCCGCTGCCGGCGATTCGCGCAGCGAGGGCCAGATTGAGAACGTCGCTGCGCCGGCCGAGTTCGAATTCACCTGCCCATCGACGACCATGTGCAGCCGATAGCCAAGCTGAAACAGATCGCCCTTCAGCAGCACACCCGCCTGATTCGCGGCCCAGCCCACTGTGCCGATCGAGGTCTGCGTGGCGAGATAGGGACCTCCGCTGTCGATCTTCGGATTCGAGGCGCCGATGTTGCCCAGCGGATGCGGCTGGGTCGGGTCGCCGAGCTCGAAGACATTGAGCGGCCCGCGCAGATCCGCGAGAAACGCCTTCCACTGTGCGGCCGTGGCGGCGTTCATCGGCGGCAGTGTCACCTTCGCATCCCACCAGTCGGCGCCCGGCCACTGCTGCGTCTGCTGCTGCAGCGTATAAGGCGACATTTCGAGCGAGACGAGATCGTTCCAGCCCATCTCGATCGAGGCCGGCCCGGGCGAGCCCGGCATGGTCACGAGGCTGTAGCTCATGCCGTTGATGGTGATGGTCTGCATCGAGGCTCAGTTCACCGTGACCGTGTAGGTAGCCGCGGTCGGCGTCAAGGCTCCCGCGCTCTGATTGCAGACATTGACGGGCACCGTGTTCGCCGTCGTGATCGGCCCCGCGCTGACCGTGAAGAATGCGCCCGGCGTGGTCGACGTGGCGGGAGCCGCCGATGCATTCATTCCCACCGCCGCGCCGTTGATGGTCACGCTGCCCGTCGCGCACGCGCCCGATGCCACCGAGGAGCCGCCGATGCTGCCCGTCGTCGCGTGAAATCCGCCCGCGATCGGCCGCCAGTGCGATCCGTCGTACATCATCGGAGCGTTCGGGCCGTACGTGGTGTTCGTGTTGAATATCTTGTCGCCCACCGCCGGCGCCGTCTCCAGCGACAGATCGCCGGGGAAGTCCTCATTGATGACGTGCAGCGGGAAGCTGTTGTTGATGAGAGGTGTCCCGGTTGTCGAAAACCCGGACCCGCGGATGTAGATCGACCCGCTGCCGCCATAGCCGGTGTAGTTATTGACCACGTAGCTCGCGTTGACAACCGCCCCGTGGAAGGTTATATCCGCTGCGCTGGTGCAATCGCAAAAGATATAGGTCCCATTGACACTTAGATTCGAGAACTGAATCGGCCCAAACGTGCCGCGGCTCCCTGGCCAGAAGAAGTCACGCCCGGAATACTGCGAGAAATTATTGAACTGACCGAGAGACAACGCGCCGGGATTGTAAAGCCAGATTGCTTCCGACTGCGTAGTTTCATCGAACGTAAGGTCCACGTTGTTAACCTGCAGCAGACTCAGGGGAGCCGGCTCGCCGTACAGCATCACCATGGAACTACCGCCCGTCGCCGTCATCCTCACATTGTCGAGATAGACCGCATGATACGCAGCGCCGCTGACGAGGTTCGTGTTGAGAGCCAGGCCGTAACAACCGATGGGGTAGGCGGTCGTGGAATCCGCACACGTAATCCGTATGTTAGAGAGCCTCGTCACGCCGAGCCCCGTTGGATCCTTCTCTACATCCACGAACGGGAGCGCGTTGGTGGTGGACCCGCTCATCGTGACGTCGGCATTAGCGACCGTCAGATTCTTCACCGTAGCGTTCTGCGATACGTAGACCGCGGCTGATTGAACTGCCCCGTTCACGAGGGTTCCCTTCAGTCCGTCGACCATCACGCTGTTCAGAGTGGCGTTCGCGTTGGGGCTGTTTCCCATTACCACGATCGCGTTGCAGCAGGAAATGTTGGCCTGCGAAAAATCGATGTTCTTCAGCACCATGTCGCCGACGTTCGTCTGCGTACTCTGGAACACGTTCTCGTTGCGGGATACAGAAGTAATTTGACCGCCCACGCCGTCGATCACGATATCGTCTGTAAAACCACCCCCAAAAAAGGGATCGTCTGCGGTGATGACTCCGCCGCTTGGCGAGCTGGCGTAAATATCGTGAGCGGAAACGTGCTTGACGGATAGCCCCTGCGTGGATCCGAAGCGGACCAGCGAGGTGCGGGAGCTACCGTGGATGCCGTCCAGATGCCATCCATACACGCTTCCATAAATCTCATTCGCGCCGGTTTCCAGTAGGGCGGATGGTCCGGCCCAGTCCCTCGTGGTGATCACGACTGTGTCGTCCCCCGTGTTGGCCACAAGGTTCGTGATGGACACATCCACATCGGGACCGTCCAGATGGACGCCATCGGAAAGAACGAAGGGCATGGTGACCTTATCCACGCGTACCTGGTTTGCATCCGCCATTTGTATGGCGTAGAGACCGCCCAGGCTGCCGGTGGTGTTCGACGGGGAATTAAAGACAGCGTCCTGAATCAACAGGCCGTTCACGCGAACCATGTTCATGATGTTGTTCCCCGCGTTCGCGTAACTGCGATACCAGATGCCTCCCGTGATCTTGATGTTCGTGTCCCAGTTATAGAATTTGAGGGTTTGCGCGCTGGTTGTCGCATAGGCGGGGACGTCCGACCGGAACGAGGTGGTGCTGTTGCAGGAAACAACATGCCCGTATAGATCGGGCGTCAGCCAGTAGCCGGTCAGCCCGCTGTAGCTTTCTGCCGGCTGCCCGGCAGTGCTCAACCGGAAGGGGCGGCCGACATCCGCGGTGGTGCAATTGATCGTTGCCGACGTGATCGTAGAGCTGGACGCAGTGGATGCTCCATCCGTCGTGCTGCGATTCACCCCGTAATTGGAAGCGTACGTCTCGATCAGGTGTGCCCCATACGTGGTCCCCGTCATGGTCGTCGTCGGAGACACATCCAGCCAGGTGTTGCTCCCGATAACGAGAGTCGAAGGGAGATCGCAGGTAACGCCATAGACAGAGACGTGCGTCGGCGCGCTGGTTGCGAGCGCGCTGGCAAGCGCTGTGTTGATGTTGGTCACATCGGAAGACGTGTTCGCGCAGACCACACTCAGATTCAGGGAAGGCCCATTCAGAGGACCGCTCATCGTGCCGCCGGCGAGCGGCAGCGCTGCATTCGCGGTCGCCTGCGCGGAGCTTGCCTCCGAGCGCGCCGTGGCGTCGGTGATGGTGAACGTCGTGTTATGCGCCGTGTCCGTCGACCCGTAGGTCGAGCCCGAGGTGTAGGCGCTCAGCACCGCGTAGTTCGTTCCGCTCTCGGTATATACATCGTTGGCGACGTAGGCGGTGTTCGCCGTCCAGTTACCGACGTAGTTGATGCCGGGACCGGCGGGCCCGGTCGGCCCCGTGGTCTGGGCGACCTGCGGTGTCGTGGTGGGAAGATAGCTGTCGAGATTGCAGACCCCCGCGGCGCAGCTCATCGGCGGCGAGCTCAGCGTGTACTGCGGCTGCACGCAGCTATAGCCCGAACCCGGGCCGCCCAGCAGCGTATTGCCGGAAGTGTTGTCGGTGACCGTCAGCTGCATGCAGGCATTCTGCGGCGTCGACAGATTGACGTCCGGAAGCTGGCTCGCGCCAGCCTGCAGCAGCGGCCGCGCGAAGCTGAGCGTCTGCCCGCTCGGAATCGTAGCAGCGGCAACGTCGGCACCGACGTAGACCTGCGTGACACCCGCCGGTACGACGAACTGGAGACGCACCGTGCCGTTCGGGCCGCTGGCCAGGCCTCCTGAAGCGTAGATCGTGGTCAGCCCCGAACCGCCGATCACCCACTCGCCCGAACCGACTCCGCCCGAGCTCAGAATGATGAAGCCGCTGAACGTGTACACCTGACCCGGCGTCACCGTGATCGGTCCGGCGATCGAAGTCTGCGTCGTTCCCGATGCGCCCGCCTGCGCGGTCAGGCCATTCACCGGCGAGGTGCCGAGATTCGCGCCGCTCCCGATCTCCCACGCCGCGCCGGGATTCGTCCACGAGGTGAAACCGGTGATCACGGGATCCGGAATCAGATTCGTTCCGGCCGCTGTAGGATCCGCCTGTTGCCAGGCTCCCACCAGCGCGCCGTTGTTCACCGGGCCGCAGGGCGGCCGCGTCGCCGTCTGTCCGCCGGAGCTCCCGCCCACATGCACGCCGATCGGCGTCCCCGCGTTCGTCGTCACCTGCCAGCACGCCGTCCCATTTGAGATCGGCGCGCCGGTCGCATCCGTCAGGTTCGCGCCGGTCATCGTGACCCAGCCCGTCTGCGCGAAAGCCGACGAGAACAGCAGCGGCGCCGCCAGAAGGCGGATCCAGAAATGTTTCATCGCGAGAGTCTCCTTGAGGGTTTCGAAAAGGGTTTCGAGCTTCCGTTAAGGGATGGCGGCCGTGTAGACGCTCGACGGCACACTTTCATTGCCCGCGGCGTCGACGGAGGTGACCTCGTAGTCGTAGGTCGTCCCCGCGCTGACGTTCAGATCATTGAAAGCGAGCGCCGTCACCGGCGTCGTGAAAAGCGGTTCGTAGTTGCCCGTCCCGGTGGCGCGGTAGACGATGTAGCCGGCAACCGGATCGGCCGACGACGATGGCGCGGCCCAGGTGAGATCGACCTGATAGCTCGATGGAGGCGTCAGGCCGATCGCAAACGTCTGCGTCCGGCCTCCGGCCGCCGCGGTCAGCGTTACCGTTGTCGGCGTTGTCACCGTCGACGCCGTCGCTGTGAAGGTCGCTGTCGACGCACCGCCGGCGACCGTAACGGAGACGGGAACGGTGACCGCGGCGGAGCTGCTCGACAGCCCAACAACCAGGCCGCCAGCGCCCGCAGCGGCCGTCAGGCCCACCGTGCAGGTATCGGAGCCTCCCATACCCACAAACGTGCCCGCTGCGCAACTGAGTGCGGCGAGCGTTCCCGGAGGCGGCGTTCCGGTGCCGCTCAGCGTCACCGTTTTCGTCCCGGCGTTGCTCGCGATCGCGACCGAACCCGTCGCCGCTCCCGTCGCCGTGGGTGCAAACGTCACATCGAGCGAGGCAGTCGCGCCCGGCGGCATCGTCGATCCGGCCGTGACGCCTGCGACGCTGAACGCTCCGCTGCCCGTCACCGTGATTCCGGTAATCGTGACGGCGGACGTCCCGGTCGAGGAGAGCGTCACGCCGCCTTCGGCCGTCTCACCTTCGGCGACGCTGCCAAACGCGAGGCTCGAGGAGCTGAGCGTGAGCGTCGGCGCTGCGGCCGCCTCAATGGTCAGCGCGAAGGTCGCCGTGCCATTGAGCTGCGCCGTGATCGTTGCCGGCGTGGCCGCGGTCACCGCAGCCGCCGTCACCGTAAACGCGACATTCTGGACGCCGGCGACCACCGACACCGAAGCCGGAACGATCAGGTTGCCGCTGCTCGAGCTCAGCGTGACCAGCGAAGCTGCCGTGGCCGCCGCCGTCAGCGTCACCCCGCAGGCCTCGGTGCCACCGCTCGCGATCGCGGCGGACGCGCAGGAGACTGACTGAATCGTCGGCGCCGGCGGAGCCTGCGTTCCTTCAGTGAAGGTCGAGTACGTTTCCTGCCAGGTCCCGCCGATATCCGAGCCGATCAGCACATAGAGCGTGGCGCCGTTCTGCGGCAGATTGGTGACCGTCTTCGAGATCGACGCTGCCGTTGTGCTGCCGAAATTGAATTCGGCGACGTTGTCGGTGTGGTAAGCCGTCCCGATCCAGAGCTGATACTGCTCGATCTTGCTGTTAGCTGTGAAGGTGAACATGGCGGTGGGCCCGAGTATCGATCCGGAGACCGGCACCGTCAGCGCCGATGGCGCAACAGGTGACGATTTTGCGGCCGACGTGCGCTCGCCGCAGGAGGCTGCCAGGATGAAGACGAATGCAAGAAGGGGGAGGGCCTTTTTCATGGTGCAACTCCTTTGGGAACCTTCTCCGCGCGGCGAACCACCGCCCAGCACGGATCCTTCGCGTGATACTTTGCAAGCCGCTTCCAGAGCGGCGTCTGGTGCCAGTCCCGCTCGCATTCGGCGAAGCGAAACTCGAAGATCAGCGCCTGCATTTCCTTTTGCCGGGCAACGACGCCGGCATCGTCCGCCCGCAGCCGCTCGAGCGCCTGCGCCGGCGTCAGCGCGGGTTTCGCAGCGTCGTCCGCAAAGCAGGGGATCGGCGTGCAGCCGCGCAGGAACAACGCAGTGGCCATCAGCGCAGCAAGGGCGAAACGCCGCATGGAAGTAGCTCCCAACAGAAAAGCTCCGCCGTGGCGGAGCTTCGGTTAAAGTGCAATAACGCAGTTAGGCGCCCACCCCGTCTCAATCGGCAGGCGTGAAATCGAGGTATACGTACCCGTTCGCCAACTTCTCGAAAAATTCCTGGGCCGCCGGGTTCGTGATGCAGAGTTAGTAACTCCCAACAGAAAAGCCCCGCCGTGGCGGAGCTTCGGTGCTGCTGCGGATGCCTTCTCCACGCCTAAACCGACCGAGCCCGATTAAACCCTCGCGGTACCCGTTACGCCGCGATTGTAATTTCGAATCGAGGCTACAGCTTTCGTCTGAAACGTACGATCGTATTTAGCCAGCGCGCGATCGATGGAGAACTGCACCGCAGCCGGATCGGTCGCGCCGCGCGCGTCGATATGAAAGTGCACGTCCCCGCTCTTGCCGCCGCCGCCCAGCTGGTCGTTTGGAATGATCCTGCCCGACGACGTCGGCATGAAGAGCTCCGGCCCGCGCTCACCCACGATCGCCGGCATATTCGACGGAATCGCACCGCCGGACGCGAACATGGGAATCTCTGTCGCCAGCGACATTGCCGTGTTGATCATGCCAAGTGAGCTGCCTGGTGTCGTTGCGCCGGCATCACTCGCCACGCCGGAAAACAGGCTTCCCAGTCCTGATAATCCGGAAACTCCCGCAGCCGCCTGCGCCATGCGGACCCAGAGCGGATTGCCCGCCGTACCATCCGGTTTCGATTTCGGGTTGCCGAAACCGAGCGTCTTCAGCAGACCACCCTCGCCCATCTGCAGCGCTGCATCGAGACCCCGTGATCCGGCGGTGCGGAACTGGCCACCCATCGCGCTGGTAATCCCCTGCCGGTATTCATGGCCGCTGCGCGCCGGAGCCATCACCGCGCTCGAAAACGCGCCGTTGAAGCCGTTGACGGTTGCGACAAGCATTTGCTGCAGATGCGCCGGGAGATCGAGAAAGCTCTGTGTTAGCTTGTCTGTTGTTTCGCGCAAGGCGCCCAGCGCCGTCGTTGCCTCCTGCGCGGCTTCATCCTGCGCGGCCTGCGTCTCATACTCGCGCATCGTCTGCGCGCCGCCCGGCAACGCCGCGGTGGGAAACTGCGCCGAAAATGACGTGGCAGCCGCGGACCAGCTGGCAAAACTTTCCTGATGGATTGTAGCCAGCGCCTGCGCTGCCCCGGCGCGGGAGAGCTGTCCGGAGGCCTCGCGGAGCTTGATCGTTTCCTCCGCCAGCCGATCGGCCGTTTTCCTCTGCTGCTCGGCGGCCTCGAAGGCCCGGGATGCGCTCTCCTCGATCGCCTTCGCCTCCTCGCGATCGCGGGCGTTGGCCGCGTCCCAATTCTCCTGCAGATTCTCGCTGACGCGCTGACTTTGTTCCTGCGCCTGACGCCGCGCCTCCGCGTCGGAGAGCACGCTCGCGATAAATGCGCTCTGATATTGCTTGAGGCTTTCCGTCCGAGCCTTGTTTGCCTCCATCAGGGCGGAGTTGTAGAGCACCGACCCGCGCTTCACGCTGTCCGCGAGCTTCTGCCAGTAAGCCGCCTCATCGTCAAGCGTCATCGTATGGCCGGCTTTCTGCGCTTCGAGCTGCTGACGCCAGGTGCCCATTTGTTGCGTGGCATCACGCCGCTCGCCGCGGCCGGCTCCCTCCTGCGCCTCTTTCAGCTGCAATCGCTGCTGTGCCTGCAGGGTGAGGATCTGCTGCTGGACATTTCGCTTCTCTCGCGAGGCCGTCTCCATAGCATCGCCGATCTCTGCCATCTTCCCGCGCGCCCAATCTGCGTCATTCGTCGGCTCATAGACTGACACGGGATCCTTCGTTGGGTCGAACTGGCCGGGCGCGGTACCATATTTCGTGACCAACTGCGTCTGCTGCGATCGCCGCTGAAGATCGAGGGCTCTTATTTGAGCGTTACCCGAATCTATCTGCGACTGCAGATCACTGAGCTTCGTTTTCGCATCCGCTATATCAAAGCGCGCCGATACAGCCTGCTCCGCGGCGGCACGTCCTTCGCGCGGCACGCTTAGCCCCACCATCGCCATCTGCTGCTCGCGAATCAACCCGGAATGCTCCGATGCCTGGCGGATACCCTCCGTATCCGTCTTCTCGAGCGCGCTGAGCGCGTCCTTCTCAGCATCCTTCACTCCCTCCCAGTTCTGGGCGATCTCCATAATCTTCGTGCTCATCCGGATCAGGATGTCCATGAACGCGAGGCCGCCAGCGACGGGAAACAGCACCTGCAACGCAGGCCCGAGGCCTAGCGTCGTCGAGAGAAACCGTTCTGCGGCGCGCACGTTGTTGTTCATGCCGCCTTCGAGAGCTCGCACCGCCGCGCTCGCGGCCGCGTATTGCGGCACGCCATGTTCTACCGCGGTATTGACTGCATTCTGCGCGCCGGCCTGCTTCTCAAGCGACCGTGAGAGGATGTCAGCTTTGAGCGCCGCCAGTTCCTTCGCGCGCGCGGCTTCCTGCTCCGCCTGAATGGCGCGATCCTGCTGGATCAGTTCCTGCTGCCACGCGCGCCGCGCCCGCTCCGAAGCGCGCTCCTGCGCAGTCGCCGCGCGATCGGATGCCGCCCCGAGCTGCGTGACAGCCTGGCCGAGCTGCTCCGCTTTCTTGGCAGCCGCCGCCATTCTGGCCTCCGAGCTGGAAAGACTGGCGTCGAACTGCTTCGTATCAGCCGCGAACTGAGCGTTAACGGTCCCGAGCGTGCCCATGCTTCCCATCAGCGAAGAACCTCCCGCATCTCTGTGCGCGCAGTCTCAGCAAAAGCATCGAGCGATGCGCGCTCCGTTCTTTCGTAAGCCGGCCGCAAAAACGGATACGCCGGCACCACACCGATCTGGCGGCCAGGCTCGTATTTACCTTTGAGGCCGACGCGCGATTTGCCGCCCTTGACGAGACGATGGCCGTATTCGATCCAGCGCGCAAGATAGGCGACCCGCTTCGCGGCGCCAATCAGTGACGAGACAAAGCCCAGCTTATCGACGCGAGGCGAGGTAGCCCGAATGCCATGGCGCAGCGCACCGACCGCCGCAGCCGTGCTCTCCGGCGTCGGCGCGGTCGCTGCCACCCGTGCGCCTTCGAGCATCGCTTCCAGAATGACAGCGGCACCGGCTTTCACCGCATCTTTGGCGATGCGATCGCGGACGGCCTCGCGCAGGAGGCGCGCCTTTCCCTGCAGCTCCGGAAAACCCGTCACCTTCGCGCTCATCGGCATGCGCTTTGACTCCAACAGAAAAGCCGCCCGCAGGCGGCTTTCTCTCAACCCTTGAACTCAAGGTTACTGCTGTCCGCGAGAAAACCAGAAGACAGCGGAACAGCGAACAGTTGTTTCATGATGTTACGCATGTGTTTCTCTTTTTTGCTTTTTCACCGCTAGATCAGCCGCAACAGCTCCCAAACCGCCGCCGCGATCAAGACCGTTGCCACGTTGCCCAGAATTACGGCGCCGAAAACGCCGCCCCACGTCACCGGGCGACGCACAGCTTCCTTTGCTAATCCCCGCCGTGCGAACGCCTCATTCTGCTGCTCTAACCACAAGTCGGGCATCTTCCACCTCCCCGGAACCGCCAGGATAGCACGATGGATTAGGAGAGCACTACAACTTTTCGGGCACCGCCGTTTCCACTGTCGTATAGCCGGCCAAACCGCTGCCCATGAACGCGCGCCAGCCGTTCGCCACCTCCCTCCGCCGCCACGCCGTCATCTTCACCGGCCCGCGCGTGGAGACCGTCATCCTCGCCGATTCCCGCGCCCTCTCGGGCAATAAGTCGCCTAACTGCACCGGCTTCTTCGGATGACACATGCTGAAGTTGATAATATCCATCCTCATCAGCGCGAGCATGGTCCGTGCTTCCCTCTGCTTCTGCTCCCACTCCCGATACAGCATCAAATAGAGCGCCGGGGTGAGATTAAAAAACTCCTCCTTAGTGAGTCCAAGCCGGATCCGCGCAAACGCCCAGCAACCGGTCCACGTCAGTTCCCGGTTTATGTCCCGGGTTGCGGAGGGTCCGGAGACCGGTCCTGCTGCGGCGCGGCCGAAGCATCCCAAGCTGCGCGAATAGCGAGCTGAGCATCGTACACATTTTCAAGGGTCAGCATTCCCATCGCCTCGTCAAATCCAAGTTTCGGATGAAACTTGCGCACAGCGGCCGCAAATGCGACTCGCGTGCTGGCCAGGTCCTGCACCGGCAATGCCACCAGAAGATTCAAGTGCTGCGGCGGCGTGCGTCTCAGCAGCTCTGCATTGATCGCCGTCTCGGCTTCCGCCAACGCTCCAAGGTCGAAACAGAGATTGTAGACCTTGCCGCCGATCGTCACCGGAGTCTTCGGCAATGTTGTATCCGCCACACCATCCGCGATCACACGCGCGGCCGAGTTACTCTTCTTTTTTGCCATACCACATTTTCTCCAAAAGATCGGGGCCGGATGCCCGGCCCCTTGTCAGTTGCTAACTTCACCCCGGAGAGAGATGCCCTTTAGCTGCCGGCCGTAAACGTGACCGGTCCCGACGTCTTCAGCTTCATCGCAAAGGTAATCTTCTTTGTGGTCTCGATCTTGAATGACTGACTGAGCACGAGAGCGCTGAAGATGTACTTGTCGCCCGTCGTCGTCTGCGATGCATTCTTCAGTAACTGCAGCGTGAAGGATGAGAGCGTGCCGGCCCCATAGGCGGTCTGCACTGCGACCTGGCCGGCGTCCGCGCTCACGCGGTTGCCGGTGACGGTGAATTCCATCGATTTGCGAATGGTGGTGATGAATTCCTCGTCCTGCCCCGACTCGAAGTTGGTGGCGTCGTCCGTCATCCACTCCGGCAGGTCGAGAGGAACATCGTCGAGTTCGCCGATCGGCACAGGCGTCCCCGTGCCAATCGACAGAGTCGTTCCCCGGCCAGCCTGCGCCTGGGTGTTTGTGTAGGTCATGTGCGTTGTCTCCTTTTACGGGGTGAAGTTGTGAAGCACGTAAAACTCCAGCATGCGGCGGCGGAAACGCGAGTCACCGCTGAAGAAGTCGACGCCGGGCGGGTTGATGATCCAGCAGGCAAGTACATTCGTGCCGTCCGACAGCGTGCCGTTATAGCCGTCGAGCAAATGAGCCACCGCGTTGGCGAGCGCGATCACCTGCGCCTTATCGAGACCCCAGCAATCAACCTGCAGGCGCGACCGCCGCGGCCCGGCCGTGGTCAGCCCCGGATCATTGCTGCCGCCAACCCACTGATAGGCGAGACATGGGTACGCCGCGACGTCCTCGGGAACGACACCGTCAAAAATCGAGGCCTCGCCGCCTGACTTCAGATTTGCCTTGACGCCGCTGTTTCCAGCCAGCAATGCAGTGATGCCAGCATCGATATCCATCTACTGCGCCCCGTCGACTTCCTTGCAATAGAGCAGCAGCACACGGTTGCGCTCGAGCACGTTTTCCATATAGAGCACCGTGAAGGTACGTGACCCGAAGGCCACCTGGTAGCCGGCCTTCAGCACCGCTGGCGACCAGCGCACCTTTACGACGTGCGAGACTTCCGAGACCAGCTGCGAAGCCTGCGATGTTTCCCTGCCGCCCGCGGTGTAGATCGCCGCCCATGTCTGCCGCACTTCCGTCCAGCTGGACGGTGTCACCGAGGCGCCATAAGGACCTGGCGTCGACGACGGCGACTTGATCGTGATCGGATGCCGCAGCTCGCCGGCGTCGACGATGAGATAACGCTCGGCAGCGCGCGCATTCGGTGGCGGCATGGCGTCAGAGCCTCAAATCCCGGTAGGGGTAGAGCAAAGCCTTGACCGCGAAAGGAATGTCCTGTTGATCCGGATCGCGGTTTTCGTACCAATGCGAAACCAGCAGCGTGATGGCGGAGCGGATCGAATGCGGCAAGACGCCGAAGTCCGTCGTAGTCGCGATCGTCGCCCCGGCATTCGCCGCGAGGGTCGCGGCACCCTCGGAGTTCACCGCCGCGATGGTGGTATTGAGAACTGAGCCGGCCGTCCCCGGCGCAGCTCCCGGAATGGCGATCGCCGCGCCCACATCGCGCGGCAGAAAAATGAAGCTCGACGTCAGCTCGGCCGATCCATTCACTACCGAAACCGGAATCGAGCCCCAGTAGCCGGTCACGTAGTCGACCTGGACGGCGTTGGCTACGACGCGCGCCACGGGCCACATCTGGCCGAAGAGCGGCATCAGCCGCGCCGGCTGCGAATCGAGATCCTGAATGCAGTAGAAGTTCGGATCGAGATCGTCATCGGTCGGATCGCTGTTGCTGTTAAGAACCGTGAACGACTGCGAAGCTCCGTTCTGATCCTGGTACAGAAACTCGACGATCGAGCGCACCTGCGGCCACGGCAGCGCGATGGCATAACGGATCCCCACCAGAATCGCGTTCGAGCCGGAAACAAAGGGCGAGCTGACCCGCTGCCCAGCCAGCTTGAAGTCGACATAGCCCGGAAAGAAGTCCATGAGCAGGCGTTTTGTCTGGAAAACGAAGGCCCGCTCGCAGAAATTCTCAGCCCACTCCCGCGCTGCCCTGATGAGTGAACTGATCAGCTCATCGTCGGCCGTAAGGGTCGCATCGAGGCGCAGATAGTTCTTCATCCACGGGAGCGACACCGGCTCCTGGACCGGCTGAACAAGAGTAAGAAACGCCACCTGATAGTCCTCTGTTTGTTAGGCTGTTGCGCGGAGGTAAGTCCCAATGCCGCTCGAACTCGACCAGGACGGAAACGTTATCGTTTGTCCGCTGACCGGATATGAGACTCTGATCTATCGCGAGATGCTTTTGATTTTGATTCTCGAATACTCCGATCCACGAGGCGAAGCAGGTCCACAATCTCGCTCTTTGCAAATCGGCGTGAGTCCACCACAGGCCCAAGCAATCTTCATCACATCGTGAATCCAGTTGTCTAACGCTTCCGTTGTTTTGAACTTCTGATTGCGCAGAAGCATAGACGCTGTATTTTTCCAAAACCGCGCACGCGGCGCCCAGCCTGACTCGATGATCCAGTGATTGACATCGCTAAGCCTCGGTGACCTGCAGGTCGCCCTGCGCCGGCTTTTCCGGCTCAAGCCTGTAGACCTCAACAGGCATAGTCAGCTTGTCGCGGCCGTCCGCGGCCAGCGCGATTTTCGAGGCAATCCAGGCCTTCGCGAGGTCCTCCTGGACGTCAACGACGGCGCCTGGCGGGAAAGAGAAATCAGCAAGGCCGTAGCGAGGCTCCGCGTGGCCCGCGATCGATTGCAGGATCCTGATCTTCATTTGTGTTCCCCCCCTTGAAAACCTGCATGTGGGAGCGAAGTCGGGAGGCGGCCCGTGTTTCCGGCTACCGCCTCCCCTCGGTTGAATTGCGGTTTACGACGCGGAGTTCTGGAACGCACCGATGGGGTGCGTGCCGGCGTCGATCAGGTTGGAGTCATACCGCAGGAAGCCAGTGAAGCCGACCTGCAGGTAATCGGCAAAGCGCTCGACCAGCCGCATCATGGTGACGCCGCGGGCGATCTTGCCGTAGTTGTCGCTGACTGTGTCCGGAGCCGACGCCGTGACGATCCGCACCTTGAACTTGCTCAGGTCGCCGAAGAGGATCGGGTAGGCGCTGGCGGCCATGGCCGCAACGCTCTGATTGATGACATACGGCTTGTCGAGGATCGTCTCCGGCCAGGGCTGACCGAAGCCGGCGGTGAGGCCGGGCTGCCACAGTGGACGATTGTTCCCGTCCACCAGCTTGCGCAACACTTTGAGCGTCGAGTCAGCGAACGTCCATTTGCAGCTCGGCGACTGGCGGTAGGCCGGATCGACGAGGTGCATCGTGGTGACCAGGTCGTTGTAGACGCAGCTCGTGGTCTCGCCCGTCGCACCCTGCGTCGTATTCCCCGCGGCGATCGTGGCCACCGAAAGCCCGGTGGGCTGGCTGGAGCCGGAACCCAGCGTGCCATAATAGGTGACCTGCCGCGCCAGGCGCGTTCCCAGCTTGCGGGCCAGATACGCGTCCATGTCGAAGAAAGCGTCCTCGATCAGCGCGATCGGCACCAGAATGATGTCCGACGAGCCGATGTAGGCGTTGAATGTCACCTGACCGAAGGTGATATCGGTTTCGGTGGCCTGCGTGTTGATGGCGAGGATCCGGCCCATCTGCGCCGTGTCGTTATCCGTCGGCCAGGGCAGCGGTGCTCCGGTGGCGGTCTCGAAGACGTCGACCTCCCCGAGGATGCCGCCGAAGAATTTCAGCGCTTCCTCAAGCATGTAGCTGAAACCCTGCGGAATCAGGTAACCGCCTCCGGTGGTGGCGATGGTCTGGGCGTTCTGGATCCCGCTGCCGCTGTTTGATACGAACCGGGTGCGCATCAGCTGCTGCTCGGCCGCTTCGAGGCACTCCATGCCGCCGCGCGCCCATTTACGGAAAGCAAGCGCATGCGGGCTGTTGTCTTTTTTGCGGCCCACGCGGCCGGCACGGCTGGCGCGCACCTCGTCGAAAGCCGGCACGATCTCGGTTTCGTCGATCCGGCCAAGCGAAGTCTCGATGGTGGTCAGCTGCTCTTCCGCCTTGATCGCCTGGTCGACACCATCGATCTCGTCCGTCATCGCAGCCCAGCGGGTCCGCTCTTCGGTGTTCAGCCCGCGATCGTCCTTCTTGATCGCGTCCAGCAGCGTACGCATCTGCGTCGCCACACGATTCCGTTTCTCACGGAGCGCATTCTTATTACTCATTCGCCTTTTCTCCCGTTCGAGTGTGGCGGGCCCGCCGACGCCCGGGCGCCGGTTGCCACGCACGCGTTCGCCCGTCGCTCGCGGCAGCGAGCGGTTGTGCGGCCGGACGCTTTGAACTTTGGGTTAGCGGTTGTTCGCTTCGATCAGCCCTAGCTCAGCCTCGAGCACGCTGAAATCAGCCGGTACACGTTCCGCCGGCTTCTCGGTGTTATTGTTCGAGGCGCCGGCACAGCTGCAGTTATTCGCTCCGCAGTTCTCGGCATCACAACCCCGGCACTCGCATTCGTTGCAGCGTCCATCCTGACAGGGCGCGCAATAGCACTGGCAGGCATCGTCGCCATCTTCGGCATCGACGCGGAGCTTTTCCGGCAGCTTCGCCAGCCGCGTGAGCGATTTGAAGCTGCGTGCGAGCGCCATGGCCGCATCGTCATTCTCATCGTCTTCGGCGATCGCCGTAGCGAGGCCGTTTTTCACGCATTCCTCGGCACTGAGCCAGCTCTCGGCGTCCATGAGATCGTGGGCGGATTTCTCGCTCAGCCCGGCGCGCTTGACATAGGTCTCGGCAACGGCGCCCGACACTTTATCCAATGTGTCGGCCATATGGCGCATGTCATCGGCGTAGCCCGTGCAGGAACACCAGGCGTTGTGGATCATCATCATGGCGCCCGAGCCCATCGTGCGGGTGTCGCCGGCCATGGCGATGACGCTGGCCGCGGAGGCCGCAATTCCGTCCACGTAGACATCGATCGGTTTGCCCTGGGCGCGCAGCAAATTGTGAATCGCAATCCCTTCGAAGGCGTCGCCGCCCGGCGAATTGATACGAACAGCCATGCGCGAGTAAGGTCCCGCCTGATCCAGCTGCTGCTTCACCGTCTTCGCGGTGACGCCGCCGCCGAACCAGACGTTTTCGCCGATTTCCTCGTAGACGAGGAGCTCGAGCGTCCCATCGGACTGCAGCGACGCGCGAAAGACGGGTTTGCGAATCGAAGTCTTCATGACTATCCGATCAGCGCTCGATGGAGCGCGGTGTAGGCTTCTTCGGTTGCGGTTGTGGCGAGGGTTGCAGCCTGATCCGGCCGCCATTCAGAGCAGGTCGCGGCCAGGTCGCGCGCGATGCGGGAACTTTCAGTTTCGGCATTTTTCTTCACCTCTTCATCCGGCGCGTAATACATCGCCATCACCGCTTCGGCCATCGACGCAATCACCGGCTGCAGGGCGCGATAGGCTGCTTCGGCATCCTTCTTTTTACGGTTCGCGATACGGCCGATGGCGTCGCGAAAGAGTCTCCGGTAGACATTGACCACGCGACCGCGGCGGACATCGGTGATCGCCTCGCCGCCGGCCGCATCGGTAGTCGGCTCTTCGTCCGCCGGCGCCGCGTCTCCAGCCGCTTCGCTCAGGAGTTGCTCGAGCGGAATCGTGTTCAGCGGAGCGATGCGAATGTCGCCGCCGGCGGAGGCTGGGATAGGGTTCTGCCGCAGTTGCTTGAAGCAGTCGTTGGCGCTGTAGACGCCGCCCAGCCGGAGCTGCATCATGCCCGCGACCTGCGAAGCGTAGTCGCCGCGCTGGAAGGCGTTGAAATCGTGCTCCACGAAATATGGAGGCCTGAGCAGCTTGCGATTGATCTCCTGCTCGGTTTTAACTGCCACGGGCCGCAAACAGTAGCGGATGTAATCGAGCGACTGATGCTCGATGTTGTTGTTGGTCGCGCGCTCGAGGGACTGCAGCAAATGCATGGGGACGCGATAGAGCGAGGCAATCTCCTCGCGCTGGAATTTCCGCGTGTCCAGAAACTGCGCGTCGTTGGGGTTGATGGTGGTTTGCTCCCACGTCATCCCCTCTTCGAGCACCAGCGGCCGCAACGCGTTCTCGCCGGTGAGGATCTCGCGGATCGACTTCTTCAGGTTTTCGAATGCCTCCGTTCCCAGCTGGCCGGGATGCGACAAGACTCCCGAGGCCTTCGCACCGTTGCCAAACAACTGCGCGCCAAACTTCTCCGCGGCGATGGCGAGCCCGAAGGCGTTCTTGCAGGTCTGGATCGGCGACATGCCGACGTAACCGTCATACGACAGACCGGGCAGATGCAGCACATCGTCGGGATCGATGTACATCACCTGGCCGCTGTCGGTGGCCGACGTCGCGTAGTAGAGCTTGCGTTTGGCGTTACCCTTCTCATCCTTCACCGGCAGCAGCACCGGACTCGTACGTTCCGAAGCCAGAGGCACCAGCGCCCGCGCGCGAGCGGCGCCATCGCGACGAATGAAGAGATAGCCGTTGCCCCAGCCCAGCATGGAAGCGATCCACGCCGAGCGCAGGCCCATGCCCGTCATGTGCTCGTTGGGCGCATTCTGAAGCATGTCGTAGAGCGCATGCTCAGTCGCCTCCCGCACCGTGCCATCCGGCATCTTTTGCATCACCGGCAGCGGCAGCGCCGCCAGGTCCGACGAAATAATCGAGACGCAGGCGAAGGCTGTGGTGATGCGCATCGCCTGCTTCTCGTTGACCAGCACGCCGGCATCGGAACGCCCGAGGCCGAGAGACTCGAAGAGCGCCGAATAAGGAAGCAGCGGCTGCGCCGGATCTTCGAGGCTCAGCGCCCGAAAGCCGAGCTTACTTGTCAGCAGACCCACTCTTCGCCTTTCGCGCGCGGACGCCGCGCTCCATCTGAACCACCGCGAGGAGACAGAAGCCTCCAAAGACCACCAGCGCCGCCGGACGCGACCAGAGAGCGATTCCAGCGACAACCGAAGCGACGCCGAGCAGCAGCAGCGCGTCCTCGAGGTCGAACTTCATACCGTGAGCAACCCCCGGGTTTCATATACCGACCTGCGCTGCTGCACCATGGCGCGGTTCATGGCATTCAGCAACGCGCTGTGCGGATCGATCTTCTGATTGCCGCTCTTTTCCTTCCGCGGAAAAACGTTCTCGTTGTTATCCTCGCGCGCGATCACATTCGAAATAGCCCACGCCAGCACCGGGTCGCCGTCGTGATGGATCCGGCCGGCCAGCATTGCGGCATTGATCTCCTTCATTGGCTCGGAAAGGAACTGCACGGTCTGCGGAATGCTCAACACAACGTCCTCGCCAAACTTCTGCCCGAGCTCCTGCTGCATCTGCAACGCGCCCCACGGGTCGAACGCCAGGCACTGGAAATTGAAGAGCGCCGGCTCCGCTTCGATTTCCTTCTGAATCACTTCCAGCTGAATCTCCGCACCGAGATGCGCCTGCAGACAGCCATCGCTGATCCAGCGTTCGTAATGGGAATGGTCTCCATCCATAGCCCGATCCATCGGCACGTAGTGCCGGCCAAACACGTAGTAGTGCACCACGCCTTCGACTACGCGGCGAAACACTTTGACTCGCGAGGCCAGATCGTCCTTCGCTCCGAGGTCGGTCCCCTCCCAGCACGCCTGACGCCGGAACTGGTCGAGATTCAGGCTGGCATCGCCGCAGCGCCGCCACGCCTCGACGTTGTAATAGCCACGGGCGGCATTAACCCACACGTTCTCGTGTTTCGTTTTGAACGTGTTCTGCTTATGAGCGCTCTGGATCGCTTCCCGCAGCTGCTTCTGCAGGAAGGACTCAAATACCGACACGCCCCAGTTCGGGTTCGCCTTGCGAAGCGCCACCTCCGTCTTCCAGTCATCCGCCGGGACCGTGACGCCGTCCCACTCGTAGGGCTCAAGGTCGATGCCATACATGATGCCGAACAGCGCATCGTTTTCGACCAGGCCGTCGAGGACCTTCTCCACGTCCCTCTCGAGGATGTGACACGGGCCCTCGATCTTGCTGCCGGCCGTGGTGATGTCGATAACCAGACCCTGCTCGCGGGAGCCCATCCCGGTCTGCATCGTGTCGTGCAGGGTCGAAGTATCGTGCTCGTGGTACTCATCGACGATCGCGCAGCTGGGCGAGGCCCCGTCTCCGGGATCTCCGACCAGCGGTTCGAACTTGCTGCCATCCTCCTGGCGATACAGCGATTTAATCGCCGATTCGATGCCGAAATAATCTTCCAGCGCCGGCGTCTTCCTGACCATGCGCCATGCGGTCTTAAAGACCTCCATGGCCTGCTTCTCTTTTGTGGCGCCCGAATAAACCTCGGCGCCGTATTCGCCATCGGCCACCAGCATGTAAAGGCCGATGGCCGCAGCGAGAGTACTCTTCGCGTTTTTTCGAGGCACCTTGATGTAGGCCTCGGCGAAGCGGCGAAAGCGGGTTGTCTTATCGATCCAGCCGAAGATTGCGCAGACAATAAAAATCTGCCACGGCTCGAGCCGGATGCGGTTGGAATGCCCACGCCGCACGCGCGCCCACTGGCCGCGCGTGTGCGGCAACTGCTCGATGAAGCGGCAGGGCAGATTCGCGCGAGCCGGCTCGAAACGGTACGGATACTTTTTCTCTCGCGACTTCGCGAGATCCTTAAGGTGACGCCGGCAGGCCAGGCGCACCCATTTGCAGGCCAGAACCGAACCGGCGACGACGTCGCGCGCATAACGATGCGCGATCTCGGCGTAGTTGCGCTCAGACGACGCGGAGACGCTCGGCTTCGCCGGCGATGTCTCCCCACTCGTCGCCTTGCGCGCGCGGCGCCTTCGGGCCGCCTTTGGCGAGGTCCTGCTCGCCGCGCTCCCGGAACTTGGCTCGTCCATCCTGCGTCATCCCCAAAATCGGAAACAGCTTGATCAGGTTGCTCAGATCGGCCGGTTTCGCTGCGTTGCGGTTTTCCTTATCCTTCAGCTTGCAGTAGGTAACCAGCGGGCCAGCTTCGGCCGGCGTCAGCCACCAGCAAACGGCTACGGTCTCTTTCCAGATCGCCAGGTAACGCGAGTACTCCACGAAATGAAAGTCGCCTTCGCTCACGTTCCACCACGCCGGCGATTCCAGATGCCCCGAGGCCTGCGGTTCGAGCGCGCGATCCTCGCCGCGCCTGGGATTCTTACGGAAGGCTCCCTTCAGTTCGAGGACTGCGGTCGGTGTGCGCGGTCTGGACATTTCAGGTCACCACTCTTTGCCTGGCCTGCGCTTCCGATCCCCTTTCGAAGGCGTCGCCCTCGCAGCAGCGCGTCTGCGGGGCGTCTACGGCTGCTTGCGGGCTATTCGGCCCGTCGATGCGCCAAGAGTTCTGATTCCAGACCACTTGGCCTGAAATGTTGTATTTTGTGGACGTAAAAATGCGCTTGACAAGCGGTCTGCGGCAAGAGGTCGCCAGAGATTTCGACCCCCTATCCCCCTCTGCCCAGTCCGCCCTCTAACTCTATTGCTTTCCGCTTGTTACAGTCATCGCACAGCGACTGATGATTCTCTTCCTTCCAGAACAGCTCAGGATGCGCCGCCGCCGACTCGATATGATCCGTCACCGTGGCCGATACGATGCGCTCGCCGTGCACGCCCAGCGGATATCCGACACACAGCGGATGCCGCCGCAGCCGCGCCCGACTGTAGGCCGCCCATCTGCGCGTGTAACCGCGCCTGTGAGCGCTTGGCCGCTGCCGCTCAGTCAGAGCGCGCGAACTGAACCGCGGACCGCAGGTTGCGCAGTAACCACGATTCACCAGGTTTGGACAGCCCGGCCGCGCGCATGGACGCTTCGCCGCACTCGGCATCAGCGCACAACGTCCACGGCTTTGAGCAGTTCCACGAAGAAGTATCCGGGCTCAGCCAGTTCACTGCCACCGCGAATGACTGGCCACGTACGCTTCATCCAGCACCACGATCCCGTGCATGGTGGCGGCACAAGGATCGGATGCAACCGCGCATACAGATCGCCCGACAACGCGCCCCCGTTCTTAAGAATCACATCGAGATCGGTGAATGACGCACTGGCATTCTGCTCCAGCGCCGGCCAGCCAGCCAGCGCCGCGCTGGCTTTGTTGTAGAGATCGTTCTCCTGCGCATCGCGACCATCAAGCAGCTTGTTCTCGTGATTCAGCGCGGTCTCAATCTGACCCGCCGTTCCGCGATACGTGTTGAGGAGCCTTGACACGTCGGCCAGCGTGCCGCAAGCCTGCCCACCTCCGCATGGACGATTGATCGTATCCAGCGTGACGTTCACCCGACCAACCGCGCCGTTTGCAGACCGCAGGACCGCATGCGCGTCGCCCGCAACCTTGCGCAGATCTGCCCCGACACTGTGAACGTCCAACGCGACGCCGTGAACTTCGCCAATCAACCCAGCTTCCTGTTGGCCCGTTGTAACCGTCAACGTGTGGACATCGGCGCGCACGGCGTTTACCGCACTGCGCAATGTCCACACGAAGACAGCCAGCGAAGCAAACAGCGCCGCGGCAGCCAGCAGCAGCGCTGTTTTGGCAACGAGCAAGAGGCGAGACATTAGGCTTTTCCGCCTTAGAGCTTGATCCCGAGCGCAACAAGCGCCGCTTTTGCGTCGATCCAAACCGCTTTCAGATCGGAGATGTCAGAGGGCAGCGCAATAGTCAGCGTTGCCGGCGAAGCGGCTCCGGAGGCCACGTCGCCAACTGCCTTGTCGACCCCCGCAGCGAACACGCCCAGCGACGCCAGCGCCTGCGGCGCGGCCTTTTGCACCTTCGAGAAAATCTTCAGGAGATCTTCGGCGCCGATCTCGATATCGCTCAGTACTACCGTTGCGATGTTTGCCATTGCCATGCTGCTTTCTGCCGCATCTGCGGCGGTTGCCATTGTTGCCGTTGCGCCGGCGTTTATTTCGCCGGCGTTGTAGGGGACTGCTGCTGTTGTGGCTTGTCGGCCTGCTGATACGCCAGCAGTCCGGCGCCGACCAGCAGACCGCCCGTTTTACTGAGATCGGCTGCAACGGACGGCGTGTGGATCCAGATCGGCAGCGCCATCACGCCGACACCGATGAGAATGAAAATCAGCGAATACAACGCTGCCGGTGCGTTTTTCATACCTGCTCCTTTACCGCCGCCGCGAGGACGTCTTTGTGCGCGCTGTGAATCGCCAGCACCTTCGCCGCGCGCTCCAGATCCGTCGACCAGCGCTTTGACACTTCCGTCACGAACTCTTCGCCCGTCGACGCCGCCAGCGCGTTCGCATACTCGGGATAGCCGAGCCGTCGCAGTGTCTTCATCCGCATCACGAACGACTCATTCGCGCTCGGAAACCAGATGAAATCGGCCTGCACCGTGACCCACTGTCCAGCCTGCATCTCCCGCGTGGGCAGCTTCAGAGTCAGAAACACCGGATCGACGTGCTGCTTTTCGCCGAAGATGTTGTTCCCGCGGATGTAGAGCTGGCTCGTTCCCCACGCCGTTTCGAGCGCCGCTTCGCACGCCGCATATTCAGGCCAGACGTGATTCGCCAGGCGCGCCGCACTGTGAACGCGATCGAGAAACTGCAGCTGCTCAAGCGACGCCATTCGTCAGGCTCCTCCGTCCCAGCGCTGCTCGCGGCTTTCACTGCGCGCTTCTCGTCCCTCGAGGCGCGAGATGCGCGTGCCGTGTTCGTTGACCGTCTTTTCGAGGTCGGTCAGCCAGCGGCTGTGATTCGCCACCCGCTCCGACATCCGGCCGTAGTAGTACACGGCGATCGCGAGGTGCCCAAAAAAGCTGAGTGTGATGCCGATCAGCGTTGCGACCACGCTTGTCGTCACGCAACCCTCCGCACCGGCTTCTTCGCCTCGCGCGCCGCTGCCAGTTCGTCAACCTGCTTTTGACATCCCGGGCAGGTCTTCTGGCCGAGCTTCGCCAGCTCCGGCACCGGACGCCAGAAGTTTTCGCCGCAGTATTCGCAGACCTTCGGCTCGACCGCGTTCCTGAGGTGCGACCGGCTGCTGACTGCGAGAAAATCCACGGAATCTCCCGGCCCTCCTGCGTGAATCACTTCGGCCACGCTCGCAGAATGTCGCCTTTCGCCGCGCCGACGAAGGGAAACACCTGAATCTTCCGCTCCGCGCGCTCGACGGCGTCTTCGGGAACCTTGCGCATCAGGCGGCGATCCTCGCTAAGCCCGCGTGTGCGCGAGCTGCCCGCTTCGCCCGAGTTCAGCTGCATTTCCCGCAGCGAGATCGATGCGCTCGAGGACAGCGATGGAAGATCGACGTCGCCGCGCTGCTCGCTGGCGCCGAGAATCTGATAGCCAAGCAGCTTATTCGTAAACTGCTCGCGCACCTCGCGCATCCTGCCGCATTCAACCCCGAGCCGTCCCTCACGCGGATGAATACTCCGTACGATGCGCCAACCCAGCGTCGTGTTCCAGCCGTACAGCATGAGCTGGTTCGTCGTCCGCGCATCCCGCCACACCCGCATCGCGCGTTCCCCTTCCGGAGCAAATAGAAAACGGCCAGAGACACGCCCACTGCGTCTTTGGCCGTCCTGCAGCCTCACACGCTGCACACTGTCCGGCTTTCTGCACCGGCAAAATTGTAAGAATTGAATTCTGTCGCTCACCATAACCAGCGGCGGACAAAAACGCAAGAAATTGAGTCATACATCGAAAAACCCCCATTTTGGCGTAGGGTTCAACCTCCTCAGCGTTTTAGGAGAAAACCGACCCCCACATCCAGTGCGGCGGCAATTTTCGCGAGGAGTGCAGCCGGACATGCGCTTTTCCCCGACTCATAGCTATACAGCCGGCTACGACCGATCCCCAGCTCACGCGAGAGATCGACCGCGCTCATCGAGCGTGCCTTTCTCAGCCCTTCAATCCGGCGCCCGATCTGCTCGTCGACGCGCAGCTGCTCGTCCGTTTTCTTCCTCGACAATTCACGCCTCCCGCAGCGATGCCTGCAGCACCGCACTGAGCGCGATCGCCATCTGTGCAGGCGTGAGCTTTTCGAGCCGCGCCCGCGCTTCGGCCGGCGTCAGCTCGAGCGAAACATTTACGCGAGGAGCGCTGGTGTCGATCATGGCGTCGGTTGCGCCGCTTCGCGAGGCCCTCGGCCTGCCCAGGGATGGCTTCTTCTCCAGCCCGGCATCGCGTCGCCATTTTATGATCGTCGACTTCCCCACACCATGCTTTTTCGCGACCTCACGCAGCTTCATCGTCTCCGCATCGCGCAGACATGCTTGTTTCAGTTCGTCCGAAATCATCGCGTTCTCCTTTCCGTCTTCGTCTTCGTCGCGGTCACACTGCGCCGCGAGATTTTCTACGGCGTCATCCGCCGCTGACTTTCTTCGAGCGCTCGCAGCCGCGATCTCCTCGAGGTCGGCTGCAAACTTTCTGTTTCTCTCTTCCGCCACCGCGGGCGATGCCTCAACCCAGAGATGCAGATGATTCCCCGCCACGCGGACCACTGCGGGAATGCCGAGCTCCTCCGGCGTGCGATGAATCACCGGCGGCGGCACGAACCCACTCTCAGGCTCGTACAGTGTCGGCTCCCCGGCAGGCTCCGAGGGCGCGCCTACGCGATCGATCACGCATGGCAGATCGTCCGCACAAGGCAGACAAAGCGGAATGCCGTCGTCGAAGATCTGCGCCTGGCATCGATGCTGTTTTTCCTCCCGGCAACGCCGGCATTCGATTCCCACAGCTGGCCTCACGTGCGGCGGCTCCGTTCGCGTCCGGATTTTTCGTTTCGCGGTCGCACGCTGCCCGCAGGCTTCTTTTGCGATGACGCGTGTGTGCCCTTTTTCGGGCCACGCCTGCGCGTCGCTAAAATCCGCACATCGTTGAGGAAACCAGCCATCTCCCCTTCGTCTCTTCGATTGCGCCGGCGCACGATGGCGGCTGTCGTCTTCGGCAGCCCGTCGGGCCCCGCGAGATGCAGGACCGGAATGCCCGTCAGCATGCGTTGCAGCTTCGCGCACAATTGCACTCCGCCGCGCGCCTGGTCGACGATGGCCACTTTCGCCCGGCAGAGCAGGTCCTCCACGCGCGCCGAACGCAGCCGCGGCAGCTTCGCGCCGCAGAGCACGCGGTATTTCCCGCGCGTCTGGAGAACGAAAACCCGCACCCGGCGGCGCGTCTCCTCGTCATCGAGCAGCAGCAGCACTTTGCGCGGCCTCACAGGCGCCTCCGCGTCATGCGCTCATTCCACGGCCACTGCTCGGAATCCTCGTCCCAGTGGCCCTCCGCGAAGAATTTCGCCGCACCCCAGTCGTAGCGCAGCAGCGCCCGGCCTGCGCAAAACCGCTTCCACTGCTCGATCATGCGCAGCGACGCGGACGCCGCCGGCTTTCCACGATCCACAGCGCCCTGCAGCTGCTCGGCAATCACATTGCGCAGACGTTTGGCCGAGAAGCGGCAGCCCTGCATCACGGCATCGATCTGCGGTCGGAGCGCAGAAGTTGCGGAGTCGGAGTCCGCTCGGTGCCTTTCCCCATCGCCAGCGCTCCGGGGTCGTAGCCCGGAAGTTGCGGAGTCGGAGTCCGCGCGCCGCGCCCCTCCCTCGCAGGGAGGGGTAGGGGAGGGTAGTCTTGTAGTTTTGTGTTTTGTCCTATAAGAGGATATGCGGTCTCTGTGTGGGACACTAGACCCCTCTTTTTGGGACACTAGCGTCCCACTACTGTCCCCCTGTGGGACACTAACGGTGGTTTCCACAGGGAGATTTCCACAGTTGGTAGTGTCCCCTTGGGGGACACTACGCTTCAGTTCAGCCCGAAGCATTCGCGCACGCTCCGGAGCCAGGACATGCGACGACCGCTGCGCGTTCCATTCCGCGCCCAGCGCGACGGCCGACTCCTTGAGATCGAGCAGATCGTAGGCCGACGCGGCCGTACCGCTGCCCCGGGCAATGCGCAGCATCCCGAGCTTCTCCATGGCCAGCATGGCGCGCTGCACCGTGCTGCGGCTGGTCCCGGATTCGAGTGCAATCTCGCGCACGCCCATCTCCACCCGATGCCCGAAAGCCCAGCGGGTCATCGCAGCGAAAATATGCGTCGCCTGCGCCCCGATCACCGGCTGGAAAACGTCGTAGAGCTCGTTATCCTGCCAGCAGTGCCCCGGTTTCCGCTTGTCCCGGACGCGGAGGGTCCGCCGGTCTTCGCTGTTCACTGGCCCCGCGTTCTCTCCACGCTGCCTGTCGTCGACGCCGTTTTGCGGCGCTCCCAGAATCGAACCTCACGCAGCTGCAGCTCACCCGGCCGGTAGAGCGCCGACACGGCAGCCGACAAATCGGCAACCTCGCGTTCAAGCAGCGTCCGCCGCGTCGGTCCCCTGCCGCCCCGAACGCAGTCGTCGTAGCCCCTCGCCAGGATCTTCAGCGCGCCGTGCGCAACCTCGCCGCATTCCTCGACCAGCTTCAGCAGCCGTTGCGTCTGTGCGGCGCTCAGCGGCGTTACCTGGGCGAAGGCCAGTTCAGCCGGCGGCGCACCTCCGAGCTCAGCCGCGTAGGCCGCAGCCATCTCCTCCGACGTCGGCGCATCGCCGAAGCGATAGCCGATGGCCGCGACGTTGCGCCTCCGCCATCGGTCCATCCATTGGCTAAAAAACGTCACGGTCTCTCCATTCCCAGCGTGAGTCCCACGAGCCCCGCGAGGCAGCACAGGCCGACGCCCGCGCCCATCGCCATATCCCCGAACCACTGCTCGAGGTAGAACAACACTGCCAGCATCACCACGAAGGCCGCCCAGCGGAGCCGCCGCGCCCCAACCTCGCGCCCCTGCGGCTTTCTCATCGCGGCAATCCCGCAATCTCCGCGGCCCTCTTGCGCGTGGCCGCCTCCTCGCGCTTCTTCCGTTCCACGCGCAGTCCGTCGAGCGCATCCGGCAAGGTGAACAGCGCCGCGTCGTAGGCCTGCTCGGGCGTCACTTCCGGCGCGGCGACGAAGACGTAGTCCTTCCCGCGCACGATCAGCACCAGCGTCGCGTCCGCGCGTTTGCGCACCCATTCCGCCGCGCCTTCGAGCGCGTGCGTCGAGGTCAGGTCCCACGGCTTGCGGTTCCCGCTCACGCGAAGACTTCCTTTTCGATGACCTCGTAAATCCAGACATGATCGTCCTTATGACCATTCGCCAGCGGAACAATCCAGCGCAGATTCGGCATCACATTGAGTACCGACCAGCTCTCGGCGGTCAGTGGCCACACGGCGACCTCTTCCTCCTCCATCGTTTTCACCAGAGCGAGATGCTCGGAGCTGAAGGCGTGCTGACCCGCCGATCCCGTTTCACATTTGCCGCCGATCCCATTCCAGCGGCCGACGACGGCCTCTGGTCCCTTCCGTTTCTGGATCAGAGCGAGTCTTTGTCCCTCATCGTCGAACAGCAGTCCGCACACATACCTCGTTATCGGCTTCATCACCCCTCCACCGGAAACAGCGGGAGCGTCGCGGTATCGCGAGCCATCGCGATGCCGTCCAGATCCACGTCGAAGAATCCCTGTTGACCGCGCCAGGGAACCGGCTGCGGCAGCACGCGCACGTTGGTCAGAGTGAAGGCCCAGCGGCCTTTGCCTTCCGCGCCGTCCGAGAAGTCACCCCAGAAGGCGGCAATCGGGTCGAGCCATCGCCGCAGCTCGCTCGTACGTACGCAGTCGACGACGTCGGCGACGCAGACCACCGCGCCGAAGGCCCAGTTCACGGGCCCATACTGCGCGATCGATCGGTCGATCCGCTGCCGCGCTTCACGGTGCCACTCACCGGCATCCTTCCACGGCCGCTGCGCCGCGTGGATCGCGAGCGGCCCACGGTAGCGCGTTGGCCAGTCGCGGGTTTCCCAACGCTTCAGCCCAAGCGCGATCGCCTGTGCGTGGGGCTGCCATAACGAGAGCGCTTTCAAAGACAGACCTCTTCCCCGAACGTTTAGGGAGTAAAGCGTGTTAGCGGGGTCAGCGCCCAGGGCTCAGCCGATGATGGTGACTTCTTCGGCCAAAGCTATTCCTCCCCGTACCCGTACCCGGACCCGTCCCCGTCCCCGTACCCGTACCCGTCCCCGTCCCCGTCCCCGGACCCGTCCCCGGACCCGTACCCGTACCCGTCCCCGTCCCCGGACCCGGACCCGGACCCGGACCCGGACCCGGACCCGGACCCGGACCCGGACCCGTACCCGGACCCGTCCCCGTACCCGGACCCGGACCCGTCCCCGGACCCGGACCCGGACCCGTCCCCGGACCCGTCCCCGTACCCGTCCCCGTACCCGTCCCCGGACCCGGACCCGGCGCGGATCAGCTCTGCCATACCGGCACAGCCTTGATCGAGTCCTCAGCCGCCGGGGTAACGTCGAGGATCTCGATGGCTTCGGTGAGCGTGACCGAGGGCACGGCAACCGGAAATCTGCAGTCCTTCGGGCGGGACGTTCCCGCGACTGCGAGCTGCGAGAGCGATGCCGCGCCGGCCCAGTACCAGAGCCGCCGCGCATCTGTGAGCACCACTTCTTTGCCGTCGCGCGATGCGAGAGTACCCGCAAAGACGCCGGCTGAGTAAGTGCGAACGATCACATACTTTAACTTAGCCTGCTTTTCCTGCGCCAAACTAACCTCCTCCTTACTATGACTACTGCTTACTTACCCATAACTGCCGCGAACGCCAGCCTGCCGAGCACCCACAGGCCGAGCGGCACGCCCACGATCACCGCCAGGCAGATCATCGAAAGAACGATCCAGGTCATCACGTAGGGAGGCGAGACCGAAAACCGTGGTTGATCCGTCGCCCTCCGCGCGGGACAGCGCCGGAGCGTTCCCGGACGCAGCATGCGCGCATCATCGCGACCCACCGAAATCGAGACCACCGAACCTGTACGCGGACTCATGCGACCTTGCCTTTCCCGCGCTGCTGCCGCCGGCGCGCACGGCGTTCCTCGATCTTGATCTCGTGAATCTCCGCCGGCGTCCGCTTGCGCTTCGGCCGATCGAGCGCGCGGACCCGGGCGTTGACATCGGCCGAAAACCGGCGCACGCATCCCACGCGATTGCAGACGTTGCGCTGCCGCCCCAGCCAGCAGACCCGGTCCCCGTCGACTGCGGCATCCGCGATGCCGCAGTAGTGACAGACACCCGCGGGCCACGCCTGCGCGACATTCTCCTGCACCACGACGCGATCGATCATGCGGCCGCCTTCTGCTTCTTTCGAGACCTTGCGGCCTTCTGGCCAAAGACGGCATCCTCGCCGCGCTGTTTTTTCACGGGCGCCTTTTTCTTCTTCGCGGCAAACTCGGCGGTGACCGCCGCGCGCACCTTCGCCACTTTGACGCCGAGCTGGTCAGCCACTGCGTGCAGATCTTCGGGCTTATTGCCGAGCGCATACTCATGCACCGTCAGCTGATCGACGACGGAAGCGAGCAGGCCGATGGCGATGGCGCGGCCGGCCGAGACTTTCAGCAGCTCCGCCGCCAGCTTCTTCGAGCCGTCATACGCCGCGACACCCTTCGGCCAGCCCAGCAGATCGGTCAGCGCGACGAGGCCGTTGCGGTTCGCCTCCATCATCCGGAGCGCCAGCAGCCGCGGACCAGCCTCCTCGACGGAGACGTTGGTTTCGAGCCGCTTCACTGCCTGCTCAAAGATGCGTCGCCGGCAGGCTTTCTCTACAGCCGCCTTCGCCTTGCGCGCCTTGTCGGCGGGCCCGGCCGCGCTGCGCGTATACGCCGGGTGATGGACTTTGCATTTCTGGTCGAGGCAGACCTTTTGCTGCTTCCCGCGGCTGCATCCGTCGACGTAAATGCCGACGGCAAGCGACGGACACGGCTGCGTCGGATTGATGGCGCGGGAGCTAAGCTCCATGTATTGCTGCGAGGTCAGCACGTCCGCACTGAGACCTTTCGCACGCCCCCAGTGTTCGGAGATGCGAACGGCCTTCGTCCCCTTCGCCGTCAGTTCCTCGACGGCGATATCGATATGCCGCGCCAGCTTCTGCGCGTAGCAGGGCGGATCCGTGCAGAGGCTCCCCTGCTTGACATCGGCAAAAAGCAGCCGGCTGTTGCCGGTGCGCTTCGGGCAGTCGACGCAGGTGCCGGCCGCTTTCACCAGCTCCGGATCTTTGGTTGAGAAAGGCGCCTTGGCGAGATCGAGCAGAATCTCATCCTGAATATGCCGTCTCAGCTCCGCGAGGCTCGGGACGTCCCTGCGTTTTGTCTTCGACTCTGCGCCCGCGCCATACTGCTCGAAGAGCAACCAATGAAGGAGCTGCTTCTGGACTGCCGGCTCCAGCCGCGCGAGCTCCAGAGCATGCCCCAGCTGGATCGATCCGGCGCGCAGCGCCTCGCGGACCTGAGATTCGGCGGAGAAGAGGCGCAGCCGCAGCCGCACATGCGCTTCAGGCTTGCCCACCTTCGCGGCCACATCGGCCGGCGTAAGCTTGCGACCCGCATCGCCCGCAAGCTGGAACATCTGCTGATAACCTTCCGCCTCTTCGAGCGCCGAAAGGTCGGAGCGCTGCAGGTTGTCGGTCAGCGCAATCTCCCGCGCCTCCTGATCGTTCAGCCTGCGCACGTCACAGGGCAGTTCCTCGATCTTCAGCTCCGAGGCCACGAGGAAGCGGCGGTGCCCAGCCACGATTTCATAGCCGTCGACGTCGGCGTCGGCCTCCTTCGAGCTGTGCAGATGCGGCAAGGGCAGCGGCCGCACGATCAGCGGTACCAGGATGCCATGCTCCCGGATGGAGGCGCACAGCCCCCTCATCGCGTCCTCATCAAACGAAGTCCGCGCATTCCAGGGCGCAGCGTGGAGCGCCACCCGGGGCAGCGTGCGGATACTGAGCCCGGAGCCCGACACAACGGGCCCGGCCGCGGAGATGGCCTGAACCTTCGCAGCAGCGGCCGTCATCGGGAACCTCCCTGGGCGGCACTGCGCACCTGCTCGACGCGCGCGGCAAAATCGGGCTCCGCGGCAAAATCCGCGCCCGACAAGGAAGCATCGGACCCGCGCTCCCCAGCCAGCGCCATCAGCGTCCGGAGGCGCCGCAGCACCCGTCCGGCGCGGCATTCGCGGGTGTGACCGATGATCAGCGATTCATCGAGCCGCCCCGAGCACTCCTGACAGACAGCCCTCCGCATGGACTGATGGCTGTACTGCATGATCTGCGAGAGCGCGAGCGCATGAGCTTCGAAGACGAGCGCGGAAAGGTCCGAGCCCGAGTGAACGACGACGGGTTCGGCCAGCCGGTCGAGGGCGTGGAGCACCTGGCCGGCCGCGCAGCCGTCGAAGTGGCGAATCTCGCCGTGGCTGCGCGAGGCCGCTCCGCATTCGGTGCACTGACCGGTGCCGGAGAGGCCCGAGAGCGGCTGCGCGATGGCCCTTTCAGCGAGGCGGCGCGCGTAATGACGCAACCGCGTGACCCAGTGCGACTGGAGAGCCTCGAGGAAGGCGGCCGAAGGAGGAGGAGGGTTGTAACGCGCGGGAACGGGAACCGAAGCTGAAGCAGAAGTGGGCTGCATGCGACTCTCTTTCCGCCGGATGAGGGCGAGAGGGTCGCGAGGCGCGCTCCGATCTCGAGCCTGGTCGATGTCGGACAACGGCCCACGATACGTTGCCGACGTCGTCCCGGTGGGAGACCGGAGCGCGCATCGCACGCAGGAGCGGGCGGAAGAGCGAGGAAGTGGTGAGCCCGCTGGGACTCGAACCCAGGACCCACGCCTTAAAAGGGCGTTGCTCTACCAACTGAGCTACGAGCTCACATCAGATTCAACTTATTTAGATTCAACAAGTTGAAGGCTATTTAGTTTTCTACCCCTCGCGGCCTTCTTGGCGTTGGTAGCCAATTTGTAGCCACTTTGTACCGAAACCGACCCCGGACGAACCAGGGTCTCCAGCGCCCGTAACTTGTGCGTCGGGGCGAGGTGGGCATACCGAGCGGTCATCGCGATCGTCTTGTGTCCCATGAGTTCCTGCACTGTTTTCAAGTCTACCCCAGCCATCACTAAACGACTAGCGAAGGTGTGCCGCAGGGTGTGCCAGGTGACGCCCTCGATCTCAGCCTGCTCGAGCGCTGTGGCGAACCACTTGCGGGGGTTCTTGATCAGCCCGTCACGCTTCGAATGGAACAGGGTGGAATCCGAAGGCAGGCCAAGCTCCTCGTGGCGCTTCTTGAGCAGCTTAAGAACTTCTGCGGCGGCACTGTTGAGCGTGACGAACCGGTCCGAGCCGTTCTTGGTCATCGAGAGATAGATGTACCCCTTTTCGAGATCCACCTGATCCCATGTCGCCGTAAACTGCTCCGACTTGCGTATCCCGGTGTGGAGGGCGATGTCGAGCTGAGCGAATGCACTTTCGCCTTCGTCCTTGATCCGGCCGGGCAGCGTCGCCGCGATGGCCTTGCGGAGCTGGGCTTCTTCCTCGTAGGACAGGAACCGGACCCGTCCCAGCGCCTCCTTCGAACGCCGGACTAGCCGGGCCGGGTTGACCTTGATCTTGCCGGCCCTCATGCCCTCCCGAAAGACCGTGCTCAGGGTGGACTTGAACCTGTTCCGCGTGCCTCCTGTCCAGTCCCGTTCGTCCGCCATCTGGTCGACCCAGTCCTGCAGCTCCCGCGTGGTGATGGATTCGGCCGCGCGGTCGCCGAACGCCTCAACAGCGAGGTTCGCCCGCTGTTTGAAATCCTTCGAGGCGCGGTGATGCTTCTCGGCGAAATTGATCGCGTCGGTCACCAGCTCGGAAAACTTCACGCCGCGCCGAGGCGAGTGAGGAAGGAGTACGCCCAGCCGAATAGCGGCCGTGCGCTGATCGTAAACATGTACGGCCGCCGCGAAAGTTCCGACCTTGGAGGTGACCCGCTTGCCCTGCTCGTTCGTGTAGCGGATCCACCAGATGTTCGACCCCTTCACCCTTTCGAAGACGCCTTTGTGTTTTTGCTCTTTGGGTTTGCGGGGCATGATTCGGAATTCCTTGCCAGCGTCAGGTTACCAGACAATCCGTTGCTCTAGCTATGGAGCCGATCACGTTTGTCTGTGCGTATCTAACTGTTGTTGGCCAAGAATCGTATGGGAGGATTGACTGACGAACTTGGCAATCCTGAATTCCACGATGTCGCGCCGGCCCGAAAAGCCGAGCCCGTACTCAGAAAGATATGAAGATACTCAGCTTAGGGTCACCTATCCCTGTATTATTCTTTCGACCGTGTCATCAACGAGCAAATTCGATGCTTCTGCGCCAATGCTCGGCTATCTCTACCAGGTCCGCATGGCCCTCGTGCTGCTTTTGCGGAGGATCAAGACTGACCCGGGAGCGACGGTAACCCTCGAGAACTTCGATGACATCGCCTTCCAATCGGGCGGAAATGTGCTGGAGCAACTCCAGACGAAGCTAGTCTCGACGAAGAGCCTGTCAGACGCAAGCACGGATCTCTGGAAGACTCTAAGGGTCTGGGCCGAACAGTTCCGCGTCGGCGCACTGAACCCGCAATCGACTAGCCTAACGCTTCTCACTACAGCAGAAGCTCCGATCGGAAGTGCCGCGTCTTACCTTCGGCTTGAAGGGCGCAATCACACTAAAGCCCTCGGCATCCTCGAAGGAGTCACTGAGAGCTCGCGGAGCGCCTCAAACCAAAGCGCCTATCAAGAATTCATGAGGCTCCCGAAGACGCGCCGCAGCCAACTCGTCCGCTCGATTTACGTGATGGACAAATCCCCGGGGATGATTCAGGTGTTGAACCTGCTTCGCCAGGAACTTCGTATTGCGACGGCACCCGCAATGATCGACGCGTTTGCCACTAGAATTCAAGGTTGGTGGTTCGAAGCCGTTGTCGAGCAGCTCATGCGTGCGCGCCGAGTAATCTCAGGCGCCGAGCTAGAGGCAGCTCTCGCTGATCTTCGTGAGCAGTTTCGCCTTGACAACCTCCCCATCGATTTTGCAGAAGAGGCACTTCCAGACCCCAATACGTATAAGGAGGCGCAATTCGTACAGCAGCTGCAGCACATAGCGCTACCCCCGGCGAGAGTCTCCCTCGCCATGCTGGACTACTATCGAGCCACGCGGCAACGCGGACGATGGATCGACGATCAAATAGTCCACGAAGCAGAATTGAAAACTTTCGAGCGGCGTCTATACGAAACATGGTTGGAACTTTTTGAGGCCGAGAAGCAGGAATGTGATGGCACAGACAAGCCGAAGACCGGAAGGAAAATATACGGGAGGACCCTACAGCAGCAAATATTGCTTCGGCCTGGATGCGCGGAGCCATTCATCATGCGCGGTTCGTACCACATCTTGGCGGACCTATTGAAAGTCGGCTGGCACCCCGACTTCGCAATTTTGATGAAACGAGTCGACGCTGATGGCAAATAGCTGGCTTGACCGACCGAGAGACTACCGCTGTCTCCATAACCCTGCCTATTGCGGAATCCTGCTCGCAAGGGCCGCAAAAGAATATGAAGATGTCGCAGGCCACGGCATGCCATTACCTCTCGCCTTCCTGATATTGCCATTGTCTACGCCCACCTTATTTCGCGCCTCCCTACCCAATAACGCAGCAGCCTCGATCGCCGGGTGGATCGCGGAACACCCCTACGTCAGAGTCGGTCTGGCCGACAGCGTCCGAAACTCCCTAGCACTGACCCGAGAGGCCCTGGTATTTTGCCTCCAAAGGAGAGCGCTAGCAGTCAACTCAGCCCAACTCGTGAGCGCTGTACCGCGCCGGATCGGTTCAACCGCCGAGTTAGAACGAGCCAGTTCAATGACGCAGGAGATGATTGGAAAAGCGCGCTTTCTCGGCCGCTGGTTCGCGCGGTCTGGCGGAACGTCCACCATTTACTTCATGCTAGGCCTGAAACCGTGATGCAGATTCTGTCAGTCGCCATCTACTCCAAGTCCGGGGCAATCGAGCGGTGGAATCTGCGGACAGGCGCAGTAAACATCTTTACAGGCTCGCGTCGAACCGGGAAGACCGCGTTGCTTCAAATTGTCGAGTATTGCCTTGGGAAGGGCGAGTGCGAGATTTCAGACGGAAGCGTGATAAGGAGTTATGTGGAGTGGTATGGACTACTGCTTCAGATTGGTCAGACCCAAGCCTTCATCGCACGGCGAAACCCGCCCGGGGGAGCAGGAACCAGCTCTGAAATCTACCTAGAGATCGGCTCCGACTTGAACCTTCCCGCCCTGGTGAACCTGAGAAGAACAGTAGATATAGATGGCTTGATCGCGACACTGGCAGATCTCGTAGGCATAACCGACAATCTCTTCGTCCCCCCTGAGGGGTCAACGCGCCAGCCCTTGGAAGCGAATTTCAAACACACTTGGCCTTATTTATTCCAAAGACAAGACGAAGTGGCCTCACCTTCATTCATTTTTCACCGGGAAAAAGAGAACCCCTTCATGCAACAAACCATTAAAGACACCCTTCCTTTCTTCATGGGTGTTGTGAAAGCGAGCCGGTTTGGAAAGCAGGAGGAACTTCGCAGTCTCCGAAGAGAAGCCGCTCGACTCCGGCGGCGCCTTGAAGAAGATGAATGGCTGAGGCGCGAAGCTCTAGCTCGGGGGAAATCACTCGTGGCCGCAGCTCAAGAGCTCGGCATTTATACGAATACTGCGATTCCGGATGAGCACGAGATTGTAGTCCGCATCCTCAAGCAGATCGCGGAATGGCGGCCAGACAGAAACGAGTATCCCTCGGGGCTTGCCGTTGACCGCATACAGGAAGAGCGGAGCGAATTGCTCGCAGCTTACCGCAATCTGAGTACATCATTGGACGCAATGAATGCTTTCGCGGGCTCCCAATCCCTCTTCGCGGATGAGATTTCTGAACAGCGTGTGCGTCTCCAAAGCATCGACCTTCTGAAGAGCAGCGATGAGGGGGTTCATTGTCCGCTATGTCAAAGCCTACTCTCAGAAGAGTCGCCAACGACTGGGGAACTCAATCAGGCGTTCGCAGAAGTGAGCTCACAACTGGAAATGGTATCGAAGGAACGCGCTCGGCTCGACCGTATCATCGCGGAGCGCAACAACGAAATGTCTATCCTGAGGCAGAAGATCCGCGACAAAGACAGCCAAATTGAAGTTGCCCTCGCTCAGAATGCACAGCTGCTAGAGCTCCGTGAGCTTGATACCCGAAGATCGCAAACCGTCGGGCGCGTGAGCCTCTACCTAGAGGGCTTGAATACAAAGGAAGAGCAAAAGGACCTGAAGGCGCTCCTCGAGGAACTCGAGGAACGCATCACAATCCTGGAAGAAGAGCTAGGCGAGGATGATTTCGACCTTGACCTCACTTCCGTCTCCAACTTGGTCTCCGCGCCGCTAACGAATTGGTCGAGAGACCTCGATATTGAATACAGCGGTCGTCCCCATAGATTCGACGCCCGGAGACTAACAGTTGTGGCGGACACTCCCAATGGCGCGATAACAATGGGGAGAATGGGGCCGGGCACTAATGCACTTGGCAATCACCTGCTCGCCTTGTTCGGCCTGCACAGGTGGTTCGCAAATCGAGAGCGGCCCGTTCCGGCCTTCCTGATGCTGGATCAGATCTCGCAGGTCTACTATCCAGCCGACCAACACGACGACCCAAACGAGGACGATCGTTTAAAAGTGAAACAGATGTATGAATGGCTCTTCGCTCGTGTTGCCGAGCTCGAAGGGAAGCTCCAATTGATCGTAACCGACCACGCAGACCTAAATGAGGAATGGTTCCGGGAAGCAGTCGTGGCCAGATGGCGAGGCGGAAAGGGCATGGTCCCCGAGGAGTGGCAGATTGCAGACTGAAACAGGTCGACCTGTCGCATAGCCGGGGGCGCTGGTCGGGTGAGTACCGGTAAACGCCCACGTCGTTTGGAATGGTAGTGGATTCACGCCACATCGCCGAGGCACTCGTTTATAGCTGCCAGGTACCGGGAAGCCTTTCGACTACATTTGAAGGTTTTTCCAGACGGATCATGTAACAGCTTGTTAACTTCGATTCGGAATCTGGGCTTTTTCAAGCACTCTTCCGGTGATCCGATGACTGCGCGCAGCTACGGGGTGGGACACGAACAAAGTCTGGGTGATCTGTTTTCGCAAAGCGGCGGACGTCGGTCACATGAATGAGAATCTTTCCGCCAACGCGCCGCGTCGGAATCCGTCCCGTGTAGATCAGGTAGTCAATGGAACGTACACTGAGGCTCAACGCGCGGGCAGCGTCTCGCCGAGAATAGAGCAGCTTTTCCACTCCCTGAGCCATAGTTCCTCCTGTCAGAGAATTCGTTTCTCTATCGGAATCGGAGACCGCGCGCTAGGGTAAGCTCCGAGACTTCCTCAAGCGTGCAGCGATTTTGACAAGCTGTCCAAGACTTTGCACCAATAGCACTATTGGTTTTGTCTATTGCGAACACGGTGACGCGTACCGCGTGTGGGTACCTGGAGGTACCCGATTGACACCACACTCGAATCAACGGACTCTAATTCTGCCCTTGATTCCCACAGGAGCAGCGCGATGAGCTTCTGACCAAAACCGCCAACCCCTGGAGTCAAAGCCGTGTCGGACCTTCTTGAATACAGGCTCCTGAAGTACATCGTGGCTGTTGCGGAAACAGCCAATTTCACCCGCGCTTCAGAGCGGCTTTTCCTGGCCCAGCCCACACTAAGTCAACAGGTCATCGCACTCGAAGAAGGGATCGGAGTTCGGATCTTCGTCCGGCGTCGGGAGGGCATCTCACTGACACCTGCGGGGCAGATGCTCTATGCCTACGCGCAAGAGGCACTCGAACTTCGGGACGAAGTCGTCAACGCGGCCCGTGCACTGGATCGAGGAGAAATCCCCGTTTTGAGAATGGGCTTGTCGTCTTTTATCAATCCAGATGTCCTGCAATCGTTGCGGCAGGCGTACGCCCGCCTGTTTCCTGGCAGTCCGATGCAAATGACTGGCGGTCACCCAGTTCAACTGCTTCACAGAATGGAAGAGAAATCACTCGACGCTGCCATTCTCCCCTTGCCTGTGACCGGGGCAAATTGGGTCGTCTCGCACATTGCGTCCGATCCCCTCGTAGTCTGCATGAGATCAGACGATCCGTTGGCTGCAGTCAGAGAAATTGAGCCCTCCGAACTGGCCGGTCGGCTCAAGGTCTTCCGTGATCCGGAGACTCACCCCGCAGCACATCATCGCCTGATGGAAATGCTGATGGAGATCGGAATTCGTCCGGAGGCATCTTGCCTTGCCGCAACTCCTGCAGACATCCAAATGATGGTCCAAAGCGGCTGTGGTCTCGCGCTTGTTGATGAGAAAATCGCCCTTGCACCCAACCTTACGACCAGACCAATTGCAGGAGCGAGGTGGACAGCCGACACCGCATTTGTACATCACGCAAGTGCCGATCATATTGCGCTATCGATCCTCCTTCGTCATCTTCCCAAGATCAAACGGACGGCAGCTCGCAAGCTCCCCGTTCAGCAATGCGCACTGAAGTCCAGTCAGTTGGAACTACTGGCATAGGACGGGTGTTTCCCCATTCCTGCTAGTTCGATCGCTGCCGATTGGCCCTCGCAATTCGTGTCCATGAGCGCATTGGACTGTACGCATCAATGGAGATTTTCCACTGTATTTTGGGTCGATCTTGCCCGGTGCGCCGGAGCGCCTTTTCTACGCCAGCGCGCCGACCAGTCTTGTGAGACACAGGATCAGCAAAAAGCCGACGAGTCCAAGAGACAGCACCAGACCGCGGCTCGCGCGTCGCCAGGCGTCGGGAAGCACCCAAACATCCAGACGCTGGTTGAGGAAGGATGGCTGCAGCCGGCCGAAGCACATGGCGACGCGACGCGCTACGAAGTGGCCGGTAAAGAACATCATCACCAT